ATTTCATCCCAGCCCCAAAAGACATTTGGTGAATCGCCACGCTCTACAATGATTCCACTGTCGTCACTTGGTGTGCCTGTGCGACCAGTTGATAGTTCTAGTAGCTTGTCTGAGATTGTGGTGTTCGTCGTATTGACGATTGTTGTTGTTCCATCAACCTGCATATTGCCAGCAATAACCACGCCACTTGCAGTGACTGTCATTTGGTCAACGCCACCTGCTTTCAAATAGATGGTGTCATTGTCTGCGGTGCGTTCTGTTTCAACTGCTGTGTCTGCGTCACTGTCGGCAATAGCTTCACCATTGATAGTACCTGCTGCTGCAACGGCTTCATCACGTGCTGTCTCAGAAGCTGTCTGTGCTGTCTCAGAGGCAGTCTGTGCCGTCTCAGAAGCTGTCTGGGCTGTCTCTGCTGCACCTTGGGCTGTCTCAGAAGCTGTCTGGGCTGTCTGGGCTGCTGCTTCGCTTGCTGCTGCGTTTGTCTCAGATGATGATGCTGCTGCTGCACTGGCTGCTGTTTTGATGCGATAGTGTTTTGCAGAATAGTCAGAAGTGCTGTCATTGCCTGTGACCAGAACATCTTCTGCTTCGCTTGCCCACTTTTGGGCAAGGTCTGCCTGTGCTGTTGCCGTTGTTGCTGCTGTTGTTGCAACTGACAAATCCATCACCACGGCAAGGTCATTGTTTGATAGATCAGTGGCCACGGTTCCTGTTGAAGTGAAATCATCAGTGACGAAATAAACGTCACCCGTTGTGCCGTCTCTTAGAACATCACCGTGCTTATAGGCTGTCGCGTTCGCATAATCGCCACGCCATGTGCCATATGCCTGAATGACAGTGGATTCACCTGTGGTGCTGTCAAAGCCATAGATTTTCCCAAGGCGTTCTGCTTTTGCTGGCAAGGTTCCAATGGATGCGTTGTCAGTTGTTTCCAGCTTCACTGCACGATCAACATCAGACTTCAACTGCTGCATGTTCATATAGACGTTGAAGAACTCATTTTCCAAAGTGGTCTTGTTGATTGGTCCTGATTGAAGAACTGAATCGCGTGTCAAAGAACGTTGACGATCAACACAAATCACTTCGTCACCACTAAGGGCTGACAAGACAGTGATTGAACCACCGCCGTTGGTGTTTGCACCTGAAACTGTGAAGTCTGTTGTGAGGGTCTTAGAAACACCGTCGATTGCCAGATATATATCTGCGTCTTCTCTGAACTCAAACGGGATGTTGATTGATGTTTGTCCAATTGTTGCCGTGTAAAATCTCGGAAGTTGGGTGTCTTGCAAGCTGGTTATTGCCATTCATTTTCCTTTGTTGTTATTACTATTTATTCAAATGGCGTTGGGAATCTTGAAGGCGTTGCCTCGTTTGGTTTCCAAAAGAACTCTTGCCCACGTTCGTCATAAACGCGGTCCATATATCGTTCCATTCTGTTTGCTGAATCGGGATTCACTGTCTGTTCAAGCTGACCAATCAAGCCGTTCCTGAACGCAGTCTTCAAATACCAAATCGAACTCATTGGGATATATCGTGAACCCTTGTTCACCAGATCACCAAAGAAGGATTGCATCACTTCTTCTGCGTCTTTTTCGTTTTGGATTTTGCCAATGGCTGAGTTTAGAACACGCGAGACATCACCACCAATGCCACCGAACACTGGACCAGCAACTATTTGAAGCAGGTTGCGTTCTGCCATGTTGTCACCTGTCAGTGTTGAATATGCGAAATCACCAAAGACACTAAGACCACCACCAGCAATCGTTGCCTTCATCCAGAAGTCAGGTGTTGTCATATCAAGTGGATCACGCCCTGCTGCGATTTCTCGCATTTGAACTGAAAATGCACCCATGGCTGTCAGACCGATTGTGAGTTGGCTTAGATATTTCACACGCTCTATTGGCGTTATTCGCGATCCACTGACTGCACGTGCCCAATGGGTGTGAAGAACCTGAATCGGAAATCTCTTATACATCGTCGCGGATTTTGAAAGTTCACCCATAAGGGTTCCACCTTTTTGACCAAAACGCAGAATGCGTTCTGTTCTCAGACTTGATGAAATGACACCAAATCCACTTTCCGCCACAATCCCTTGGTGAAGCCTTGTGGCAATCTCACCAGCACCTGCCACACCAGCCTGTTCAAGTTTGGCAATCTCCATCATGCCAAGAACTTTCTGACCATCTAAATCAAGAAGGTCAGCCTTTTGAATAACCTTCCACGCTTCTTCATCAATGCCATAGGTGTCTAAGAAACGTGCCATCTGTCTATCAAGCTGATCAAAGGACTTCCCAACGCTCTCAGCAAGCCACATGGACATAGTTAGACTGAAAGCCTCTCTGCCTGCGTCTGTGTGTCCTGAAAGACCACTGAAACGCATTGTGGCGTCTGCCAGCCTGTCAGTGATGCCACCCATAGGAAGGTCACTGGTGAAGCGTTGTGATGCGATAATGTTTGAAGCGTAGTTCTCAGAAATCAAACCAGCCCGAATGGCAATGTTCTTTGAATCTGGATCACGTCTGATTAGGTTCACATAGTTTTTCACTAACTTTGTCATTGGCAGTTTGTTATAGCTTGCCGCCATTTGTGAAGTGACAAAATCACCGGGAACGGCAAGCAAATATGCACTTCCCAACTGTGCCGATTGCAGAACTTTTCGAATGCCAGAAAATGTGTTGGCCACTTTCGGATTCACACTGGCAATGGCGTTGCCATTCACTTCATCGAAAGAACGTGTGATTTTATCTATTGCAACACGGCTGTCTTTGCCTTGCTTCGCATAATCGGCATCAACCACCTGTTTCATAAACTGCACCATTGCATCATCATTTGGTCCGAACATTTCCAAACGTGCGATGTCATGTGTCATGTTTTCAACGTGTGACAACATCGAAGCAAAGATGTCTTCACGTCCAAACTGATTGTTATATGAAACCCAATCATCACCGTTGAAGTGAAGAATGCGTGAGTTATAACGCTGATTTGCCAGCTTCTTTTTGCCAGCAGATGTGCCACTTGTTGGCTTGATTTTGTTTCTTCCATTTGTGGTGATTGTGTCGAATGAATCGGCAAGCAGGTCACGAAGTTCTTTGTCTGTTAGTTGTCGCGAAGAAACCTGATCCAGCATCTTTGAACGATCAAGAAGTGGCATTGTTGTTTCAATCCAACGTGCCTTTCCAACTTTCATCATGCGGTCTGCATCATGGACGTGTGGCAGAACCCAATCTTTTCGTTTGGCCAGCACACCACCTGCTGCACGGAAGCGATCAATCAGCCAATCATTCACGTTGTTGAAGGCGTCTGCCAGATCGTTTGCAGCCTGATTGTTGGAAGCACCACGAAGGGCTTCATGAAGGTCTTTGTCTGTTGCCAAGCCGTGTTTGTTGCGGCTGAACGAACGAAGCAAACGCGGTCTGAACTTATCCAAGACACCGCCCATGACTGCCATGGCTTGTTGTTGGATTGCCGCACGTCTGTTGAAGAAGTTGTTCTGTTTTCCAATGTCCCTGATGTCACGATCAAACAAAGACAATGCACCATCTAAGGTGCCACGAGAATGTGAAGTCATGACATCTTCTATTTCGGTCTGCTTCTTCAAGCGAAGCATGGTCTGAAAGCGAATGATGCTTTTGTTCTTTGTGAAATCATCCAAGGCTTGTTGTGCAGCAACTGCACTGACGTGTGCTGGTGATCCAGCAGCCGTGTTCTGCTGTTCATATTGTTTGATCAGATCGAGCAGTTCACGGCCTTCATCACGTGAAAGCGTCCCTGCTGAAACTTTTGCTTTTATACATTCATTTGCACTCATTTATTTTCCTAAAACACAGTTTGTGAACTGACTGATCAGTTCGTTGTCTCTTTCCAAATCATTTGAAATATCATTCGCTGATCTGGTGATTGGGTTTCCTTCTCCATCAATATCAATCACGAACTGACGGTCTGGATTTCCTTCAATCATCGTCTTGAAATCTTGTTCAATGGCTGCTGAATATTCGCCATCGTTGATCATCTTCGAAACTTCTTCTGATTGTTCTGCTGCTGCACGTGCTGTTGTGTTGCTGGCTGCACCACTTGCCTGTGATGGAATCTCTGCATTCCCTGCTTCGAATGGGCTTCGTGGTGGAACCACTGTCACTGGTGGTTCTGCATTCGCGGCTGCTGCTTGTGCTGGTCTTTTTGTTTTGAAGAATCGTCCATCAGCAACAAAGCCCTTTTCCAAGTCTGCTTCATCCAGTTCAAACTTCTTCGCGATCTGCTTTGATGTTGTGCTGCCACCATCGAAGAAAATAGAACCGTCTTTGGTTCGAACTGCTGAAATGACTAAGTTGCCTTGTGGTTCATCAAAACCTTGGGCCTTCACGTTTGGCTGCACGGCTTCATCAAGAACCTGATCAACAGTCTTGGTTGAACCAAGTGCTTCAAGTTCCTTTCGAACCACATCATCAACATTATCCACACCCGTTCTGGCCACGGCTGTTTTCACGCCATCAATAAGAAGGTCACGCACATCAGGTGGCAGAAGGTTTGGAAGGGCATTGTCTGTGACACTGCCACTTTGAAGAATATCGTCAGCACGTGACATCAAGACAGGATCAATCTTCCCGCTTTCAATGCTGTTTGTTGCTCTTTGCAGAAGGTCAACGTGGGTGTCTATGTCTGCTTGGCTTGCAAGCTTGTTGGGTGCTGATCGTTCGAACTCACGATATTCACGCAACACACGAAGGTTTTCTTTCTGGGATGCTGGCAGTTCATCAATCCGTGCTTCTGCCTCTTCAATGATTTCATCAAGTCTGCTTGTTCCTTTTCGTGCCTTGGCCAACTTGCCAACACCACGTGCAATCAACTTGCCACCACCTGCCAAAACACCACCGGCTGCTGTTGCAGTCATGACGGTTTGAAAGGCACGTGCTTTTGCATCTTCTTCTGACATTCCCTGCTTGATTAGGAATGGAACAACCTTTGTCTGAATGAAGGCTTCTGACACACCTGCCACCGCTGCTTCTGTGGCCATGAATGCCAACAAGCCCTGTGCTGCGAAAGGTGCAGTGGCAACCATAGCTGCAATGTTGATTGGATCAGTCATGGCACCTTGGCCAGCACCAACAAACTCACCAAATCCACCAGCCGTGCTGGAACGCGATGAAATATCATCTGTGTCTTCACGTGACAGACGTGCTTTGGTGATCACTGCTTGTTCAATCTCAGCAAGTGTTTTCAGTTGAAGGTCAGGATTCTCTTCATTCAGTTTCTGAACGGTTTCGTCATATTCTCTTTTCTGTCGCTGAATGCGTTCAGCTTCCCTTATGCGGGTTCCACCACGTCCATCAACACCTGCCGGAAGTGGTGAGTTTGGAAGGTGTGGATTGCGTTGAATATCCAAACCAACTGTTCTGGCTTGCTCGAACTGCTGATCAAGTTCTTCGTCACGAAAGTTCTCATATGAAAAATATTGATCGTTGCGTTTGAACGACTCCAAACTGGCTTCATAGTTTTCTGTGAAGTTAGTTTCTAAGCTGCCAAATGAGTTTTCTTGAATGGTGGAAAGTGATTCATCGTCAAAATAAAATGGCATCAGTTGGCTAATGCCCCTCTTCCATGCCTGTTGTTGTTCCTTGGTTTGGGTGCATTCAATCGAGTGGTCAGATTTTCGTGAATGTTGTCATAGGTCATTCTGAACGGCTTGTTTGTGTCGCGATCACGAAGGAACACGAAACCACCATTGCCGTTTGGCAAGCCAATCACATAAACGCCATTTGATATTCTGAATGGAACGCCATCATCTTTGATGCGATCAAGGCTGACTTCTTCTGGTTCATCGAAGGTGCCAACAACAGGCATGGAAGAGACGCCACCGCTTTGAAGCAGGTCGTCTTCTTGGAGAAGACTCCATCTGTCTCGTGCTTCTGTGATTCCCATTCCAAACTTGAATGGAACAACTCTGTGGCCATTGATTTTTGGAACAGTTGAAAGGCTTTTCAAACCAAACAGGCTGGCAACGGCTCTTTCAGCCGTGCCATCATCAACACCTTTGCCAATCTTGTTTTGACTGACCATCATAGAAGCATAGATTTTGGTTGCTGCTTCTTTCAGTGTTGCACTGACTCTGCCGCCCCTATCCATGGACATTCCATTGGCCAGCTTTGGAAAGAACTCGTTGATCTTCTCCAACACCGTCACTTCCAGTTTTTTCTTAGATTCCAAAATCTCTGGATTGTTTTTCAGGATTTCAGAACCTTCAACGATCTGACGTGCAGTGTTGCTGGCATCAGATGAACCCACTGACATCAAGCCAGCCACTGTTGCAATCTCTGGGTTCTTTGGTGCAATGGATTTCAGAACGGCGTTCAAGTCTTCACCTTCACCTGCAAAACGAACAAGGGTGCTGACCAGTTGAAGTTTTTCAACGTCAGTGCCGTCTTCATAATCGCGTGTGATGTTGTCCACTTCCGTTGCTGTCAGAAGTGGCATTTCTTGTGGTTCAGTGAAGATTGATGTTTCACCATTGTCAGCCGTCACAGTGTATTTGCTGCCATAGTGTTCAGCACTGACACGCACGGCTTCACGTCTGCCTTCCCATGTTTCAGGATTTGAAAGCTGGAATGGTGGAAGATTCACAACACCCATTTTTGCTGAGTGTCCAAGCGGGTCATTCTTTGCACCTGTGATGGTGTCGCCATGAACCTTTTCCATGGCTTTGAGCAATCGAATAGTGCCTGTGTTGCCACCTTCGTCATTCATTCCTGAACGCAATGACTCGATTTCATTTTGCTGCTGTTGGGTTCCCATTTGTCTGAACTGCTTCATCACATCGAAGTGGGCTTTGGCTTGTTCCCAATCGCCTTGAACAGCCGGATTAGATGCAACTATTTCTTCAAGCTGAACTGCGTTCGTTGGTGTGAAGCCGTCATAGAAAACATCAATGCCCTGCTTCACTGCCTTTTCTGTGTTTTTTGAATATGCGTTTAGTGCGGATGCATCACGTGACAAATCAGCACGAAGACGCGAAAGAACACCACGGCGTTTTTCTGGTGATAGGATTTCACCACGCAGGGTGCTTGGGTCTTGTGCATCCTTTCGCAGTTTCGTCAGATCATAAGTTTCAAGGGCTTCAATATAGGCTTGTTTCTGTTGAACGGTTTGAAGCTGATTATAACCACGAACCCATTCACCCTCGCGTTGCACCTGTTTGAAATCAGTCAGCATCTTTTTGACCTGACCAATCTTTGCACCTTTGTTCTTCTGTAACTCTTCAATGTGTTGAAGAAGTTCTTCTGTCAGTTCACCCGCTGTTGCACCGCTGGGTGTCATATAGTCTTCACCCTTCACTTCACCTGAACTGATTCCAACAAAGATTTCGTTCGTCAAATAACCAACACGTTCAACACGGTCTGCAATCTCTGATTCTTGTTGGCGTCTGATCACGTTGGTGTTGATGCTGCTTGTGTGGCGTCCAACAAGACCTGAGAAGCGTTCGTTCAATGCAGCACGAACACCTGCATCACTTGTCACAGATGACACCAGTTTCTTTTTTAGATTGCTGGCTTGCTTTTGGAAGGCAACTGGATCGTCTTCATAAGTTGTGGCCAGTTCTTGAAGCTGGGTGTCTATCTCAGTTCTGCGTGATGGAAGGAACACACCTGCTGCACCTTGTGTGGCTGCTCTGCCTCGTGTGGTCAGTGGATTGCCTTTGATTAGGTCAGCACCATCAGATGCTTCTTGTGCTGCTTGTCCTTCTTCGAAGCCTTGTGCTTCCATTGCTTCATCAAGCTTCTTGCCCAACTTATTCGTCACATCATCCCATAGCTGGGATTCTGAGTTTGGAATGAAAACACTTGGTGCACTTAGGTTGACTGTTGCGGGGCCGATTCGTGGCTGTTGTCTTGCCATGGTTTATTGTTCCCCCGGATGATTGCCAGAACCAAAGGAACTGTCAGTTGTTGTGGTGCTTCCACTGAACGCACCTGAACCTGCTGCCTTGATGGCAAAGCCAAGAACACTTTGTGCTGCCTTTGCGTTTCCGGCTGAAATGGCATTCTTCGCACTGGCATTTTTTGCATCTGCTGACAGTTCAGCGTTCAAGGTATTCACAAAGTTCTGTGCTTCTCCATCGGCTGCTGTCTGTGCTGCCAGTTGCGGCACACTGCCAAACGAACTGGTGACACCTGCTGCACCTGCTGCTGAAAGCTGTCTACCAATGATGCGATCAGTTTGCTTGTCATTCTCGTGCTTTTTCAGAACAGCATTAGTTCTTCCAATGGCTGCTTCTGATTTGAGTTGATTTGATTGTGCCTTGGCTGCGTTCCTTGATGATTGAACGCTCATTGCCGTTGAAACGGCCATCAAAGCCAGTGTTGCTGCTGCTACGCCACACATATATTGGGGTCTCCTTTTTCTTTTATTTAGTGGATTTCCCAAAACTCCAAGACGCCATGTGGCGTGTGATTGCCGTGGCCTGTGTCTCTAAAATCCATTCTATGAAGCCAGCCTTTCGCCACTTCGTTTTCTGTGTGAACCCGAACAAAACCGCGTTTCACTTTCGCCATTTGAAGAACTGAGCGAATATATTTCTGACCAAACTTTGTGGTGATAATCCAATCACGAACCCTTAGTTTGTCCGTGCCTAAAAAATAGAAGTGGATGGTTCGTGCGAACTCAGCACATCCATATGTGCAAAGTGGAATGCCATTCCGATGAATCACGAATGATTCCGTGGCAGTCTCCATCAGGTCTTTTGCAAAGTTGTCTTCAAACAATCCGCAAGCGTTCGCCTCTTTCTTATCCATCACCCTCATATTCTGATAAATGAAATCCAAGTCTTCTTCTGTGGCATAATCCAAATCAATATCCATCACGGCATTCCCGTCGCGAAGATTGTTGTCACTGAGTTGATTTGTTGTGGAAGTGGTTCTTCGCGTTTGATGATTATGCTGACTTCGTTTCCATCTTTGGAAACATCACGTTCAATGATCTTCGTCACCCTTGCCACGTCTTGGCCAAACTCGGTGACTCCAAACTCACCCAATGGAATCAGTTCACCTTCGATGGTGAGTGTGGATGTGTCCTTCACTTTGACTTGGACACTTTCAACTGTGATGTCTTCGCCACGCATATTCTGGCCATTGATGTCAAAGGCGATTGGAAGCAAATGCAACTCACTGTCATAGTGCATTCCAACTGCAATGAACTTTTCTTCTTCCGTTGTGGTGACAACAGAACTGCCATCAAGACTGATGGTGCCAAGGTTGCTATATTCCGTGACACTCTCACCACCAACAATATAAAGGTTGTCAGCAGTTGGAAGTGTTGGTGCCGTCATGGTCCAAGTGTCAGTGCCGTTGGTGTTTGTTTCTGAATAGAAGTGGTCCAAGAAAATGGCATCATCTGTCATCTTCTCCATATAGGTTCCGTGGCTTCGTTCAATCAGCAGATATAAGCTGTTTTCAACAACAGCCACGCTTTTGACATCACCATCAGTTGTCCACTTGCTGAACCCATTCACACGCTTTGCAGCATTGAATGACAGGCAGATCACATTGCCATCAGCGTTCACGATCAGAAGCAGGTTGCCTTGGGTGTTCTTATAACTTTTCAGATATGCCATATCCACTGGATCACTGATCAGATCGTTGGCGATGTCACATAGATTTTCTGCAACGAACTTGTTTCTGTCTGTGTCCCATTTGAAAGCCCAAATAGCTTTTCCGGCTTTGTCCAAGAATAGTGTCTGGTCTTCCACATCAATGGGTTTGATGTTGCCGGAACCAATGGAAGTTTGTGTGCGAACGTCTGGAACGGACTCTGGATTGATGTCACCTGCTGCAATCACTTCATCTGCGTCTGTGAAGACCACGAGATTTTCAGCATGGATCAAACGCTTGATCACGTTGGATTGGTTTGAATCGGTTCGATATGCATAGGCATATTGGGCTGTCGTTTCTGAATAGTCATAGTTGAACAAGTCACCAACATTGGTGCCCCAATAGCTGGCTGGAAGGTCAGTGGTGCCGCCAACAACAATGCGATCTTGGTGATAGGTGCCACATCTTGGCCAGCCGTGAACATCACTCCATGCATCTTCTTCCCAGATCGTGGATGCCGTTGTGTTCGCCAAGTTGTCGTCAACTGTGGCATTGGCAACAAGACCAGTGCTGATGCTGGTGATCGTTGCTAATCCATCATTGATTTTGATTTGAACGCCAACATGTTCTGCAATCCAATAGTCTGTGCCAGCAGCCAAGGTCAGTGTGATTGCACCTGTTGTGGCACTTGGTGTCAGTGATCGTTGTTTGTGAAAGATTGCAAATGGCGTGTTGTCATAACTGACTTCTGAAACAATCCAATCTGTGTGTGATCCGTCACGGAAAATGCTGATTGGTTCGTGGTTCTGATGATAGACAAACAAAGTGTCATCAACGTTCAGTGTGTCTATCTGCAAGACATCTGATGCCGAATAGGGAATGTTGCTGCTGTCTGTGAAAGCCAAGACATCATTCCGATAGATTTCAAGCTTGGCTGCATACCACACAAACAAATATTCTTGTTGGTCTGTGAACTTGAACGTTGAAAACCACTTGGCGTTTGCGATGTCTTTGATGAACTCGAAGCCGTGTCTTGCTGCCACTGGTCCTTGTGGCAAAACAAAATAGTTGTCACCTTTTGCGAAGCCATATGGATAAACATCAATATCACTTCTGTCTGCTGCATCGGGACTCAAATAGCCACGAGTGAAGCCAAAGTTGGCTGAACGTAGTGAAGGCATTTAGGAACCCCTCACAGTTCTGAACACGTTCCTTTTCTGGGCTGGCTTGGATAAGTTTTCTTGTGCATTCAATCGAATGGCAGTGGCCAGACTGTCTTCCTTATCCAGTCTAAGCGATTGCGAAAGTGCATTTCTGTTGGGCACAAGTGCTTCACTCGCACGATATGCGAGAAAGTCCACATAGAAGCTGATGAACGCTGGTGGCAGGTCTGTTGCTGCTGGTCTGTGAATGTATTTCAGAACGATGGCGTCTCTGTCGCTGAGAAGCTTCCTTCCCTGAATCAGATAATCAGCATGAAGGTTCAGCAAATATCCACTGGTGGTGTGCCCTGAGACTGCATAGAGATAATCGCTTGGAAGATCGAAATGATAATCAAACCTTGAATCAATCGGTTCAGTTGTCAGACGCGACAACGAAACGTCTTTGATGGCGAAACTCCAATCTGCTTGAAGAAGTGCGTTCTCCAAGACTTGTTCATATATCTCACTGAAAACCTTTTCATGTTTCGATGTTGGGTTTTCAAGTTCTTCAACTTTATCTTTGCCAAGTTTCCTTGATGCAAGTGTGCATATTTCTTCAAATGTTCCGGTCATATGATATTTAGTCTGGAAACCAAAAAAGAACGGGAACAGCTTTCGCCATTCCCGTTTTTCTCACTTAGATTGTTGGTGAAGATTTATGCTGAATAGCTAAAATCCATCACACCGAAAACCGTCAGCGTGATTGTTTTATCACTTGAAGGTGTTGCGGCTGATCCAACATTCTTTGCAGTCACTGTGGTGTCAGCAGAAAGCTTATAACCATATGCACCACCTGCTGTTGCAAGGGCGTCATAAACAACAGCACCTGCACTTGGGTCCATGCCGTCAATGAACAGATCAACGTCTGTTCCAGTGATCCCAATATCAACAGTGTTGTTTGTGGTTAGTGCTTCTGATTCACCAAACCCACCAAGAACCGTGAAGCCCTTTGGAAGTTTCTCGTCTGAATCAACGGTTCCGTTGGATGCAACGGCGTTGAAGGTGAATGTTAGTTCGTATGAAACGAAATCTGAAAATCTATTAGTTGCCATGATTCATTTCTCCTTATGTCACGTCTATTTCAACTTTGGTCACGCCCTGAGCATGAATGACGGCTGTTGCCGCACTCATTTCAACAAGTGCCTGAGTTGCGTTGATGTCTGCACGTCGTTCAGTCACAACGTTCAAATCTTTGACTGTCTCGAAACCAACTGAACGGCGATCCCATGCCAAGCAGTCATAGTCAGTGCCCGTGTAGGCAGTGCCAGTTCCGCTTGTGCCGTCACCAAGAATGTTGTCACGGTGAAGCTGTTCAAGTTCATTAGATTTCACGATTGAGAAACCATATAGGAATCCCATGTGACCTGAATGAAGTGGCTTTGAGTTCACACTATCAATGGTCACGAAATCAGAAACAGTGTTCATCTTTTCGGCAACCTTCGGAGTGATGAAAAGAACGCGTGATTGTTCTGTTTCCATCCAATCTTGTTCATCAGCAATGCGGCCAACAGTTGCCATAAGCGTTTTGCTCATAGCTGCGTGTGTGCCGGAACCTGATGTGTTGATTCCCGATTTCTGTGCGATTGTTTTTAGAATGGTATAGTCAACTCTGCGTCCAACAGAATATGAAAGCGACTTTGCGATTTCATTGATCATGTTGTTCACGTTGGTTTTTTCACCATCAAGCGAATCAATAGGTTCCGCTGTTTCCCAGTTCACAGGCGTTGCTTCTGCATAGCTCAAATCTGGATTTGCGAACTGAATCGTGGTGTGTGGCGAACGGTTTTCATAAACCGTGGATTTTCCCATGATTGGGAAACGGACAGTTCCGGCTTTCACCGAACCGCCAATGGTATATGGACGTGCTTTGAAGCCTTCTTCTTGGAACACATGGTTCAGGCGTTCTTTGATCTTCACGTCAAAAATATTATTGAATGTGTCAGACATTGTTTTTTTTCTCCTTTGCAAAACATCTGTTTTGAAAGGGCGTTCTTTGTCGGATTAGGCGTCTTGGTTGTTGTGGTCTGACAGATCAAAAGCTTTGTGGTCTGATGAAACAGTTGGGCACTGTTTTGATCTTTGGTTCAGTTGGGCACGTTCACCTGCAACGGTTCGTAAAAGTCACCTTTCACTTTTATTTATCTTTCACGCACAAAAAATGGCGGTCGAAACCGCCATTCTCTGAAATGATTTTTTGATGAAATGGATCAATCCAAGTTGCTGATGCCCATTTGTTTCAGCTTGTTTTGAAGCACATCAATCTTGTTGTCATGTGCCTTGTCTTTGCCGAACTTATTGCTTCGAAGCATGGAACGAAGTTCATCTTTCATATCTTCAACAGTGGTCATATTGCCGCTGTCGCCACGTTCGAACGAAGGACCAGCCATATCTTTGACCACATTATCAAACATCCAAGTGAACAGCGTTGGATTGCTGTTCACAGTTCTGGAAATGTCAGCAGGGATGTTTTGAAGAAAGGTGTTCATGCGTTGCACGTTCTCACCTGCCTTATCGCCCCATGCACCTTGCACAGTCTCGATGATTTCATCATCTGAATAATGCGGTTCAGGTGTTCCCAATGTGCTTAGAACATCAGTGTAGATGTCAGCCATCACATCAATCTGTGGTGCTTGAAATCCGTTCTCTGTGAACTTGTCTGCATATGCAGAAACAAGGTCGTCATTCAGAACCAGACCAAGGCGTTCGAACTGCTCTTGGATGGCTTCTGATTTCATTGCCGCTGAAAGGTTCTCAGCAGCCACTTCTTTTGTCAGTGGTTCGCTGGCACCTTCTGTTTGTTCACCAGCTTCGTTCTTTGATCGGGCTTTCTTTTCCCAATGCAAACGAGACTTGTTCAAGGCTTCAATATCAACTTCACCGTCTTTCATGAACTGTTCAGGGATTTTCAGTTCTGCGTCTGTGAAGTTGTCTGTTGCTGTCTCAGTTGATGTTGTTGTTTCTGTTTCGCCATCTGTGTTGCCAATGTTGTCAAAAGCACCTGTCACTGATGATGTGGACTCTGCTGAAACTTGTGATGTTGTCTCTGCTGCTGTTCCTTCTGTTGATGTTGTTTCTGTTGTTGGTGTTGCCTCGTTCATTTCGTTTCGGTTCCTTTCTGAATCATATTTTCAATATATGTGGGCACGGCTTGTTTGCCGGATTTATAGACAAGAGTTGTTTCGTTCAGTTCCCGTTCGTTTGTGTGTGGGTGTGCTGAGTGATGCCAAATGTCTTCATAGACTCTGATGCCGTCAGCCGTTCCAAACACACGTGCATAGATCACTGACAGTTCTTCTTGCTCTAACTTATTTCTTGTCGCGTTGGCTTCTCTTAGTGCTTTTCGCTTCATCTGTTCGTGAATCGGTCTTGCCACTTTGCGGTCCTCCATAAGTTTTCGCTTCACGCAATAAATCACGTGAAATGTTGTCTAAATCGTTTTGGATTGATTGTTGGCGTTTCGCCAATCGTTGATATTCGTCTTGGGCTTCTTTGCTTTGCTGAGCCACGCCATTCTGTTGACGTGATAGTTCAGCATAGCGTTCAAGCAATGCTTCAAGTTTGTTCATTCTTTTCCTTTCAGTTCAGTTCAGTTCAGTTCGTTTGGTGGTGGTGGCAGAAGGTCTTGTTGTCCTTCTCCACCTTGTGGCATTCCACCCTGTGCCATTTGTCGAATAAGGTTCTGGACATCTTCGCCCGATAGAACACCCTCTTCTGATAGATATTTATGTTTCATTCCCAAGGCAGTCAGTGCATCACGCACAAATGCTTTCAGGTCTATTTCGCTTTGCACAAGCTGAGCCATCAATGGGTTCGCACTGATGGTGTTGATTGCTTCCAAGCCACTTGTTGCCGTGCTTAGTTCTTCACCACGTGACACCAAGCTTGTGACTGAAATCTCAATCCGCTTGTCATCAATCTCCAATGCTGGAAGTGCTTGAATGCTTTGAAGGGCACCCAATGACGCACGTGAAATCGGCTTCACCAGTTCTGCTTCAATCTGAAAACCAAGAGTTCTGACTTTCCGAAAAAACTCAGCCTGACGTGCCTGAATCTCAGTGCGTGTCATTTTGTCACCCTTTGCCTGTGGTGGTGGCAAAGCATCAGCATAAAGACCACGCAAAATGCGAAGACGATAATCATCCACCCATTGCTTCACTAACTGGTCATTGCCAGCCGTGGTGATCTGTTCTGGCTTCACTTGTGAAATGATTGTGCTGTTCGCAACAATCTCTTGATCACGAAGTGTTTCTGATTCACTCCAATATGTTGGATTGGCTTCACGATAAACGATGTCCAAACCGTTTTCGATTAGTTCAAAAAGAACTCGAACGTCTGGCAACATATCGCGAAGTGCACAGGTTCCCCAATCTTCACCGGGAATGGTGTCTGCACGAAAAGCCACAATGCGTTGATAAGGAAGTTCCTTCTCATAGAGTGACTTCCAGCCCTTCAACAAATGCTTTCCAAAATACCATTTGCCATTTGGCATCAGGATATTGGATTCAATGATTTCAATGCTCTTTTCGTCTTGTTCGCGTTCGTGCCCAATGCCCTGATCTTCACAATATTCATCAAAGTTTATGTTGGGATATTCATGACGCAAAACCCGCAATGGCTTCTTTGTCACACGGAACAATGAATCAATCTCACGTTCACCTTGAAGGATGAACAGTTCACGCAAATGAATAGGGAAATAGTGAAGCTTCTCTTTGACAATCTCCACACCAATGGCACCAGTGCCACATGTGTTGGCATATTTCAGTGCCGTGTTGATGGCACCATTCAAGTTCGTCTTGCTCAATAGTTTGAAGAAACGATGGTTGAACTCTTCAACGGTTTCAGCCAAGTCACCACCACCTTGAAAGGCTGGTTGTGCCAATGCCAAATCCAAAACATCATCGTCATATTGATCATTCGGATTCTTCACAGGGCCGATATGAACAAACGGCACATCAACAGGAAGAAGATAAGTGATGATGTTTGTCACCAGTGTATCTATGGCTTCTCGTGGTGTTGTGTCGATTAGGTTTGATTTGTCGATTGCAGCATCAAGTTCGCGTGTGATCGAAAGGCTTGGAAACGCAGAAAGAAGACATTCATCCAGTTCATATTGGACACGCTCTTTCGATTTTTTCGCCTTCTTGAATCTGCTTTCTAAGTTGTCAGATGAAATCATTTAGGGTGCAAGGTTCGCTTCTGGTGCAAGGAACACTTCTGTCACTCCACGGCCACCTGTCTTGGTTGAGCGTGTTGAGTTGCGTCCTTTTCTCTTTTTCAGTTTTTCTTCTTGTTCTTTCTTAGCTGCTGCCTCTGCTGCCTTCTTCTTTGCAAGTTCTGCATCAGGATCAGGGATTGGTGCTGCTTTCGGTGATGACATGCCACACATATTTTGTGTTCTCCTTGTTTCTTCTTTTATTTAGGCAATCACGTCAGTTCACGAAGCGTGGCAATCATTTCTTCTTGTTCTTCTGGTGTGCTGTTTCCAACTGCCTTGCACCAAATCATCAAGACCTTTTCGAAGGATTCCTGTGATGCGTTGAATGAACCAAGAAGGCTGCTGGCACGTTCAAAGCCCTCTTGCCACCATTCGAGATTGTGGGCTGCAACGATGGCTTGAAGTCTTTCTTTGTCATATTGAGTTTTCATGTTTTGGGTGTTTCCTTTTTTTCTGTGTGCACACATATTTATGCAGACAAAAGAAAACCAGTGTCTGAAATAGGCAAAACAGACACTGGCTTTTTTGAGGAAATGCGAAAGGGAGTCACAACCTTTTCACACACACTTATTTATCTTTTGCTTTGCCAACATTCACTGCCAGCATATCAATGAAGCGATAAACTTTTGCCCACGTTGTTCCGGCCTTTGGCGTTGGTGTCACTGATGCAATGACAGACGCGATGCTGACGGCTGCAAACACATATGGTGAATAGTCACCTGCCACACTTTGAATGATCGTTATGATTTCCATGATGTCTCCTTTCACCGTTATTTATTGTCGGGAAGGTTCACATCGAAGTTGGAAAAAATGTGCGGGACATCGAAGTTGGAAAAAATGTGCGAGATTTTTGAAGTTGGAAAAAATGTGCGAGATTTTTGAAGGTCAGCATATAGAAACACGCGATGCAAAAACCTGCTATGGCATCCCAAATGAACCTGATTTTCACGATCTGCCGCGAACTTTTTTCCTTTGAACACTCTGAAACATAATGTGATTCAATCTCTGTGACGCAATGTGACAGCCATTCTTGATGATGATGCTGGGAAAAATAAGCATATGATAAGCAGCAACGTGGCTGATGCCCTGATGATGGTGATGGAACGTGGTCTAAATGTCCGAAGCTTGGGCATTTATCGAAAATCGTGGGTGTTTATAGAGAAAACCAATTGATGATGGACAATTGATTGGCATTATAAATGATGGCTGTTCGATGGATGATGATGGCTGTTCGATGGATGATGATGGCTGTTCGATGGATGATGATGGCTGTTCGATGGATGATGATGGCTGTTCAATGGATGATGATGGCTGTTCAATGGATGATGATGGCTGTTCGATGGTTCAATGATGGATGATGATGGCTGTTCGATGGTTCAATGATTCAATGATGATGGTTCAATGATGACTGCTCGATGGTTCAATGATGCTGATGCAATCGTCACGAGACATCTATTTGAATGTGGTCAGACGATGTGCACCAATAAAAAATCTCAGTGCGAACATAGTTGTCTGCCTGAGTGGGGTGGTGTTCGGGAACACCGTTTGCTATTGCTGATGAATGAAAGACGCACCTGTGGCGTTGTGGGTTTGAATGTTTTGAAGTGTTTTTCTTTTCACTTCTTCTTGATCAATCACACTTATTTATCATCGTGAATCATTTTCTCTTGGTGTGTCTAAGCGAAGAGTCATTGTTAGTTTGTCATTGAAGTTTTGCAGCACCAAGAAATGTTTGTGGTCTTCTGTGAAACAAACGTGAGCAAGCGTGAAATCGTCTGGTCCTTTTGTTCTATGCACAAGATGAAACTGATTTTGAAGGACTGCTTCATGAACGTTGATTTGTTCTGGCGTTTGCGAAGTCTTCCTTCGTCACTTGATGATGTTCACCTTCATTCCATAGACAGGGTTCAGTGTGTCGTTCATTTCGTGATGGCGTGATATATGACAAAGCACTTGAAGCAGGTCTTGAAGGTCTTCTTCGTTCACTGTGATGTTGTCTGTTCTTGATTGCACGAGCTGGTTCTTCTGACGTTCTTGTTCTGGTGTCAGTCTATAAATGCGTTTCGTTGAATCTGGTCTGGTGATGATTGGCTTGATCATGTTTTCAATGTCTCAATGAAAGCTTCTGGTGTGTCGCCAAGCACGTCATATGCACTCACACGCCTTCCATTCAACCAGAACTGTTTGCTGTCATCTTTGAACGTGATGGCTGGTCCTGTTGCGTTGTGCAGTTGTTCAGCATTATTGAAGCAGATTTCTTTGTGATCGTTCATGGCAACTCTGATGGCCACGTCTCTTGTGTCTTGTTCGTTCTCTTTGTTGGCTGATGAAAGAACTTTGTTGATGATTTCAAGTTGATGGTCTGAATCATTAGTCATGTTCATCATGGCATCAATCGCGATTTGCGTTTGAATGTCTATTGTCTCTTGATCAACTTCCATCTGGGTTATTGTTTCGGTGATAGTTGTCGCGTCTTGTTTTGAGATAGTGGGCTTTGTTCTTTTCTTTCCAACGTTGCCAATATGCATTCCAGCGTTCTTTGTTGGCTTGTCGCCATTCTCTGAAATATTCATTGCTCTTTCTTGGCTGGTTCAGTGAAGACAATCTGTTGCATTCCACACATCTATAATCTGATGTGAAGCGTTCAGCGATGTGTCCGTGCTTGCATGGTTTGCCAGTGAAATATCTGGTCAGGTTGTTCTTGATGGCAAAGCTTCTGGTGACTATTTCGTTGCTCATAGGACCATCACAAAGACTTGCATCAAGAAAGCAATCGCCAGACCTGCTAGGGCAATCACTAGTCCAAATGATTTGTGGTAGGTGTTCATTAGTTTCATTAGTTTCATCATTGTGTTTTGTTTCCTCTCTTTCTTTTATTTATCCAAAATGGAAGTTTGTGGTTCTTTTTGCGTGGATTCCTTCACTATTGATCGTGAAGGTTCTGATTGTGATGGTTAGGTTTTTGAGCAATCGCACTTTGAATGTGTGTGTCACTGATTTGATGCGATCAACTCGAACCTTGAAGCCACGTCTTTGAAAATGCGTGTGCACCATCATCAAGAAATCATCGGGCAAAACATCGAACACACAGAACGTGAAAAAATCATCTTCTGTGAGGATGTCTTTTAGATGCAGCCGTGGAATGAACGGGGTCTGCTTCAACGTGTTTGAAACCAAGTCACCAGCTTATCAATGAACGTTGTGCGTTGCTGCTTCTGTTTCCATCGTTTGAAGTAGTCTGGGTTTTTTCTGTGCCATTCCTTGAAATAGTCTGGATTGGCTGCACGCCATGCAATGGCATTCTCTGGATGTCTTTTCTTATATCGACGTGCGTTCTCTTTGGCACATTCAACACACGTGGAGTTCGCAACATAGCTTTCTGCCTTGTGTCCGTGCTTGCATGGCTTGCCAGTTGAATATGTCTTGTGCCCTTTTGCGATTGCTTCTTTGCGTGTCATGGTTTGGTTTTCCTTTTCTGCATGTATTTAGTCAAAACAGAAAAAGACTTGGTTTATATATATGAAGGCAGACTTTGCGTGATGCTGGCATAGTTGTCTTTTCGTGAGCCGTCATAGTCCATCTGTGTCATCAACTGATAGAGTTCTGAGCCGTCATAGCCTTTCAATCGAAGTTTGCGACACGCCTTGAAGAATGCGTTGTGGCGTTGCCCTGTGTTGGCTGGCACTGATTGATATTCTGCAAAGATGTCATCAACTGATGCGTTGATTACATTGATCTGCTTCATTGGTTGATGTGCTGTTGTTGTTGGCACTGGAATATTCAGTTCATCAATCACGTCTATTGGGTTCAAGATGTCTGTGTGTCTGTCTTCAAAGAAGCTGATGCCATCTTTGACACATGGATGTGCTGGCAAATACATCAGATTTTCAGGTTGAAGCTTCGATTCATCAATGCCGTGAAACTTTTCGTGCGTCTTGTCATCAACGAAGCCATTCAATCGGCACTTATTTCGCACCCATTCCATCATCAAGTGATAGGTTTCGCCATTCATCTGTGTTTGTGTTGGGATGAAGGCACGGAATCTAGTTTTGTCTGTTGAACTTGCCGTGTTGAAAGTGATGACACGAAATGGATGCATCAACTTTGCAAACTCAGATTCAGTCATCACGCCACCTTCCACATCAACCCAAAGATGCCATGAGAAATCAACATTGCTGCGTTTTCGATTGGTTGTGTCTTTGAATGTTGAAGGACAAACAAGAATATTATCGCTCTTTCGTGCTGGCTTGGTTGTGTTGCTTAGATATTGCAGTTGTTCGATGAAGTCATTCAGTTCATAGGTGATTTGCTTTTGTTGTTTGTCATATATGCCTTCACAGAAAGTGACAGGGAACCGGATGGCATGATTTCCTATAGAGTCTTTATAGAGAATCGTGCCAAGTCGATTTGAAGATGGAATCAATGACTCAATCAGTTCCTTTTTCTTTCTTTTTCTATATGACAACTGCTCTTCTGATGTGGCTATGCATTTGATTTGTGATCCAGCGAATAGTTCTTGAATGCGAAGTGCTGACGCATGATCAGGAACAAAAATATCAACTGGCTCAGTTGCATTCGGATCACGCAACGAACAACGCATTGCATCTTGATAGAACATTTCCATCTGTCTTGCTTTGGTTAGTTCATCACCAGATATGCCAAGTCCTTGCATCAATCTTCTTTCGAAGCCATTGGCAAGATAAGTGCCAAAGATGGCCACCTGATGCACATCACTATATGCGTTCAATCCATGTGCAATGGCTGGCAGACGCACACCATTTGTTTTCGGGTTTCTGATGTTGTTGTCCACATAAAGAAAGCCATCGTTGAAGTTGGCATTCGCCCAATCAACAAGAAGCTGGTGGTTTGTTTTTGAAGGTGTCTCTTTGGACATCTGTTCAAGGCGTGTCTTCGATGCACGATCAAACATATAGTGGATAGTCAGACGATGGCCATTCTCGTGTTTTTGAAAACGCAAACGAGAAGTCACAGGTTCATAATCAACGAATGATGTGGTGTTCCATAGTTTCGGCATCAATGAATCATCGAAGTTCGCACCCATAACAATGGCACGTTTGAATCCGCACAAGAACGATGGTTGAAGCACACTCAGAAAGTTGAAGATGCCGCTTTGGTTTTCTTCCAACATATATGTGATGCTGAAATCATCCAGCAATGCACGTGCCAAAGGTTCAAACACCTTATCAACATCATCATGTTCACTGCCTTCAATAATATCGCGAAGAAAGGTTTCATCAGTTGAATGAATAGCAATGCCTTCTGGTGTGTGTGACTGCTTGAAATAGTCATTCAGTTCATCCCTGTGATTCTTCAAGTTCAAGCTGAATGTTTTTGTCATGGCTGGAATCTCGTCATGAATCACAGTCCAAGTGTGCTTGTGAATGAAGAACGGAATCAGACGCAACAACGCATGAGTGACAAAAACTATTTCGCCACTTCGTTTGTCTGCTGTTCTCAGATGGTCATTGAATGATTTGGCAACTATGCCGGGGTTCTGTTCGCCATGGAACTTGAACGTTGAAACACGTTCTTTCACGAACGGTTCCCATTCTTCTATGCATTGGATTGTTGGTTGAACAACAAGAACGCGTTCGCCTTGATTGGCAAGCCTCACGGCTTCGTTCATTGCTGAATATGTTTTCGCAGAACCGCATCCTGCACTGACTTTATAGATTTTATTGTGTTGCATTCCCTTTTCCTATTTTTGAAAGGGAAGCAGGTGGAGTTCCCTATTTTGGAAACTCCACCCTTTATTTTCGAAAGACAGAAGACACTGTTCAAGAAAATGACCTGATTTGCAGAACGTCTGCGGGATGGTCAGTCCAATCCTAATCTGTGGTTTCTTTCACAATCTAACTCTTTCCGAGGTGCTTCCAGTTCCTCTTCTTCAATGTTATTTATCATTATAACACAAAAAGTTCGGGGAATACTATATAAATCAACAAAAAAATGCAGTTTTATTTGAATGTGGACAATAAAAAGTCTGTGTCTTGCCTAAATAACTATGAAGGACTTGGTGTTCTTCAATAACAGAAGACAATAAAGGAACCGCCCACATGGCAAACATCACATTCACAGACGATCAATATGAAGAAGTCATAGACTTCTGCAAAAACGTGATCATTCGCAAACAACAAGAACCCTCAGCATCAGCCCAACGTTCAGTTGAAACATATTCAAACATCATTCGGAAGCTTTCGGAAAATGGCACACTCACAGACAGGGAACTTGCTGTTGTTCTGAACGGAAGCAACTGGTTCGCAGATTGGAACGATGAACTAAGTCAGGAAGTTTTTGACCTGCTGCCACTTAGTTCCGTGAACCTATTGAAAGAAGCTGGTCCAAACAAAAGACCAAAGCCTAAAACGAAGAGAAAGCCAATCGCACAAAAGCGAAAGCAAATGACCATTGAAGACTTGGTGATTGAAAACGAGTTTGAAGCGATTCAAGACGTGTTCAATATTCCCGACACACCACCAGCACAATCAACATTGAGCAAAGAAGATGTGGAAGATGCAGTGTTCAACGGCATCAAAAGGTTCTTTTCGAATCTCAAATGATAAATAGATGTGAAGGGTTTATTGAACTCATTCCCTTCAACTATCTCATGGAAGGAAAGTCAGTCTCACGATTGGCTTTCTTTTTTGCCTAAATATTCTCATGACATATTCCCCATCAGATTTGATCTTAGACGCCCATTTCAATGACTTTGCCACTAGCGTGAACGCAGTGATTGGCACTGGCACTGGCAGTTCTGGCTATGGGCAATCAAACACCCTATCCACTGTCACAAGTGGCAACACAATCACGGCAACGCAATGGTCAACATTGCTTGCAC